TTTCGCTCACCGCTGTAGCCCTCCTCCTCTACCCGGCAGTGGCCCGCGCTGCGTTGACTTGCGGGTCTGCCCGTCGACCTTGACCTCGATGTATCGCTCTAGCCACTCCATGCCGGGGTGGATAATCACTTGAACCGGCATAGTGCCCGCCGCAGCGCTCGCCGGAGTAATTGTCTCCCCGCCGTGTACGACGGCGGAGTACGCCTGCGAGGGCGAGCCTGGAATGACGCCGCCCTGCTGGAATGCGCCAGCGAACGGAAGCCCGCCACCAGCCCTAGCGGCGACCAAGAACGGATCGACGCTCGCCTCGCGGAACGTCCTCAGCGCCGTCTCCGAAACAGCCGTGCGCAAATTCGCCTGTCGCAGTAGCTCTCTCAGTAGGTCAGCCGACTCATCTGTATCAGTGATGCTCTGCTTCGGTGCGTTCAAATCTCTGAGCCGCATCTGAACATCGAAGATCGAGCCGCCCAGCACACCCAACTCCGGCAGCGAGGTCAGCACCTTCATCGGCGACCCCACACCCTGGACGGTGTTGAGCGAATCCATCAGTTCACTGCGCGTCCCTCTTAGCGATGTCCGCTGATCGCGCAAGCTAGGCATGATGCGGCCAGTCAAAACATCGCGCTCACGCGAGCGCACTCCCTGCGCCTTGTCGATGGCGTCGATCTGCTTCTTGACGTCCTTGATTGCGTCCTTGTTCTTGCTCGGGTGCTTGCGCAGCTCCTTAAGGTGGTCCTCCAGCTTGCCCCTCGCGCGGGCCGTTACCCGGATCTGGTCGGAAAGCGAGTTGAGCCGCTTACTGCCTCGCTCGATTAGGCCTGCGACCGCCTCTTGCTTCTTGGCGATGACTTGCTCTGCCTCGATCAAACGGTTTCGCAGCTTGAACAGAGTCTCTAGCTGGAGGTTCAGCCACTCAATCTCGGTCTTACCATTCGCCATGCCGGGAATAGACTGGCCGGACTCGTCCTCGATTGTCAGCGCGCTCGCGCGGCTCGCATAGTCGCCGTAAATCTCTGCGTCATCCGTCAGCTTCTTAATCCGGCGCTGCATTTCCTTCCCAAGGTTCAGTCCCTGAATACGCTTAAGGAACCGGCGCAGTACGCGCGAGCGCTGCTTAGCCGGGAAGCGCTTGCCCTTCGGGTTTAGACCTCCCACGATATTGACAGCCCGGTTCATCTGCTCCTTAAGGCTCCTCCCATAGCCCGGTGCCCGCTGCGGCTTACCCGGCCTACGCGTCAGCACATCAGCCCACCCGAACGGATCGCCGCCCCCCTGCATCCCAACAAGCCCGCCAAGCTGGAGAAACTTCTGATAGGCCCCGGACTTGAACGTCGTCCAGGGGTTCCAATCCGTGCCGCCGCTCGAAATCTTGACCGCCGCCTTAGCGTTCGCAAACGGGTCGAACGTAGACAGGTTGCCGTGTACTGAGTTGATCTGCCACAGCCCTCGGTCGATTGAACCATCCGAGTTGATGTTCTGAGCGGTCGACAAGCCGCCGGATTCCGCCAGCGCAACAGCCGCCGCGAGATTGGCTACCGAGGGCGCGCCGCCCGCTCTATTCCATAGCTGCTTGAGCGCGTTCTTGCTGAAGTCACCGCCCGGCCCCGCGTCGCCAACATCACCGCCACCCGCGCTGCCGCCAAAGGCCTGTGCACTTAGTTGGTCCAAGCGAGATTGAGCGGCGCTGCGAGTGCGGTCAATCGCGCCCTGCACCATGTCCTTGAGCGGCGAGTCCGTGCCGCCAATCGTGATCTTCGGAATGATTGCGTCTGCGACCGCTCCCATGCCTTCGAAGTGTCGCTGGGCAAAGCCCGCGCGATACGCCGCCCCTGGATCAGAGAACCAGCCCGCGCCGCCGCCGGGGTTCTGTCCCGAGGTACCAAAGTAGTTCGATCCGAGGCGCATGAACGTATGCACCGGGTTGGCGAATACCGTTACCTTGCCGGGGCCTGGAGCGCCAGCGCCCATTAGCGCGCCCGACACCATCGTGGGGATCGGGACACCGCCGTGCTGGAGTACAAACGATACGGCCCCCGAGCAGTCCATCGGCCCGAAGGGCGCAGGCGAGGCCTGGTGGCCGCCGCCCCAGACGTAGGGGAATTGAGCCGCGTTCAGCTTGTTAGCGGCTGCGACCATTCCTGCCATACCGCCCTGCTGGAATCGCGCCGCAGTACCGAAGTTGAACGCATCGAGAGAGCGCCTACCACCAGCCGCCTTAACGGCCTTGCGGTTTAGGACGTACTCGCCTCGCTCCAGCATTGCCGGAACGGTGTCGCCAGACGGGGCACCCTGGTCAATCGGCCCACCGCGCTGGCGGCGGCGCGGAGGCCCACCCCTGCCGCCGCCGGGGAAGCTATTGCTGAGGTCTTGGAGTTTAGGAACCTTGCTGAGGTCGCCGAGCGCCTGCTTTGGCGAAAGCCCGTACAGCTTCAACCACCGAACCGTCAGGGAATAGATCGCCTGCATGCCCTGGTCGGTAAGGTGCCCAGAACGGCTCATAGTGCGCTGGATCGCATCCCGCGCAGCCTCAAAGTTCTTGGAGATATGACTCTTAACTCCGTCGGAGTGAATGCGAGCCTGCCTAGCCATATAGGCCGTACCCTGCTCGACGGACACCTTGCCGTTCTTCATGGCATCGATGACTCTGTGCTCGACAATCCCGAAGCTGCGCTCGACGTACCGCTGGCCGAGCTTGGAATTGAAACCGATCGTCTCTGAGACGGCCTGCATCTCTGTGCGCGCCGACTTGGAAAGCCCCTCGAAATCAGTGGCGGCCGAGAAACGCATCTTGCGCAGCGTTACCTCAAGACTGTTGATCTCCCTGAGGGAGCGCTCGGGGCGCACCCAGGCTCCCTCGATCATCGGCGTATCGGGACCAAAGTTGGCGGTCGCGTAATTGCGCAGGCGCGCCATGCCCATCAGCATTTTCTTGCTGCGACCAGTGAAGTCGTCCAAGTCCTTCTGACGAATCAGACTGTTATCGGGGTCGTTGGGGTCAGACAGTTTCAACATCCCCGAGGACTTCCACTTTTCGATCTTCTTGGCAATCTCCCCGGCGCGCTCATCGATCGTTTTAACTCCAGGGATAAGACCGAACGAAAGAGTGCTGAGCGCTGTTTGCCAGCGCTCACCGACGCTCTGGCCGGTAGCGGTTACGCCCGCCAAGATGCCCGTAGCGACAGACCCCCAGAGCGTCGCCTTACCGAACGTTCTGAGGCCGGGCGAGAACTTGGCCGCTGCCTTTTGGAATCGCGTCGGCACAGCCGCCCCGGCAGCAGCACCGGCGATAGCCCCGCTCTCAGCACCCCAGTTACTCCACTGCGTCTTACCGACGACGGTGTCGCTGGCCGTCTTGATGCCGTTCGACATCCTGGCAGTCATGGACATCGCCGCCGCCTGCCCCGCTATGCCGCCAACGTTTGTACCCGCCCGCTTCATTGTGTCGGTGACGTTCTTGGCAATCTGATCGCCGCTGATGGACTCACCCAGTGCGTGCGTGGTGTTCTCAGCGATCGTTTGGCCCGTCACTTGACCTAGCGTTTCGCCCGCCGCGCGCACAGCATGAGTAGCGTTCTTAGCCAAGGTGTCGGGGTGTAGGCTCTCGGCCGCTGAGATAGCAGCGGTGGTCCCGAATTGCTGACCGAACATGCCGCCTGCATTCGCGCCCGCCTGCGCGCCCAGAGTCTTAAACCCACTGAAAGCGCCAATTCTCTTGAGCAGGAACCCGGCAGTCAGCAACTTCACCCAAAGCGGCGACTCCTGGAAGCCCTTGAAGAATCCCTGCACCGCCGACACGCCCACCTGGAACCCCGCTTTCAGCACCTGCGGGGCAGCGTCCGCCAGCGTATCGACAAAGATCTTGACAAACTTGTCGAGCTTCTCCTGCGGCGTCATGTTCGGGTCGTTCAAGACCTTGTTGATGGTCCGCGTAATAGCCGTGATCTTGGGCAGCAGCTTGGTCCCGATGCTGATCCCGATTGTCTCGACCGTACCTCTGAGGTTCTCTAGCGCGCCCTTGAGGTTGTCCTGCTTCTGCTTTGCCACCTCGGCAGCGGTCCCGGATTCCTCCAGCCCCTTGCTCCACTTCTTGATCTTGTCGGGGCCTGCCTGGTAGAGAGACGTAAGCGTACGCACGCCGTCCGTACCCGCGAGCGTCGCGAAAGTCGCAACGCGCTGCGCCTTAGTCATATCCCCGGTCTCTTGACGGAGCATCTTGGAGACGTCCGCCATGGACTTCATCTTGCCGCTGGAGTCCGTCCACTCCAGGTTCAGACTCTTAGCCAAATCGCGCTGCTTCTGGGTTGGCGCGAGTAGCTGAATCAGCGACGTCTTAAGCGACGTACCTGCGTCCGAGTTCTTAGTGCCCGCCTCAGCCAGCGCCTCCAGCGCGACCATCGTCTCTGTGAATGAAAGGCCCGCCGTGTGCGCAACGCCGCCGCTCTGGGTAAGCGCCATCGCAAAGTCAGACACATCGGCCGTCGTCGAGTTTGCCGCCTTAGCGAAAGCGTCTGCGACCTTCTCGCTGTTCTTGCCTCGAATACCGAACAGCTTCATAGCGTTCGCTGTCGTAGCGGCAGCCTCACCTAGGTCCAGCTCGCCCGCCGCCGCCAGCGCGAGCGCCGAGCGCAGGCCGCCGCGCATGATGTTCCGCACGGAGAGGCCGCCCTTAGCTAGCTCCGTCTGGGCGACCGCCGCCTCCAGCGCCGAGAACTTCGTGTCCGCGCCAGCCTTGAGCGCCTGCTTAGAGAACTGCCGCATCTCCTTCGCATTCGCGCCCGAGACTGAGCCGAGCGAGTCAAGCTGCTGCTCGAAATCCGCCGCCTTCTTAACAGCTAGGCCTATCCCAGCAACAGCCCCAATCGCCCCGATCTTGCCGACTTGAGCGATCATGCCGGTGACCTTTTGGGCCGTATCGCCGGTAGTCGTCAATCGCTGATTCAGGCGGATCAGGCCGCCTTGCGCTCCGCGCGTATTCGCGTTGACCAGGATCGAGAGGACAGCGGCAGGGGCGGCCATCAGCAGCCGCCCCTAAACGCAAAAGCAGCGGAAGCCATCACAGGCGCTTCCGCTGCTCGTCCATTGCTCTCTGCTGTCTTGCTGTCTCGATCTCGTGTAGGCGGCTGCGCTCGATGAAGAACGCAGGCCACGTAACGCAGACGTTGTAATTCGACTCGCGCTGACCGAGGTCCTGCAAGGACATCCCCAGCTCCAGTGCTAGCTCGCACATGAAGTAGGGATCAGCTATCTCCGGCGGGAGACTGAATCGCCACGGGCGCTGCCGTCCCATTCGCACCTCGTTCGCCAGCCGGAAACGTCGCGGAGGCGCGCTCGATTGCCTCCTTGTCGACCCCCGAAAGCCGGTCGATTTCTGCGACGACCTTCTTGAATGCTGGCCCGTACTTCTGCGCGATTGCCTCGGCCTCCCCGACCGAGAACTGCGGCTCGATGACACCGTGCGCGAACTGGAGGACCTCCAGCCTCGCCGTGTCGATTGTGGCGAATTGCTCGCCCAGCGCTGAGGTTTTCAGCTCGAGCGCCTCCGAGCCTGCCTGGTTCGAATAGGCGGCAGGCAGGCCCCGGACGCGGACGGACTCTCCCTTAACGGGAACGTCCTGGACGTCCGCCTCCTCAAGGTCGCCAGCCCCATTGAGCCACGACTCTTTGGTAGACCGTCCCATACGGGCGGCCCCCTCTCTTTTAATGCGGCCCCGCTCGGGTAACCGCTGGGTGGAATGGCGCTAACCGCCCCAGGGCGGCACGCCCTACGCGGCTTAGGTAGTACCGCGCGTGAGTCCGGCCGTCCCGGAGTTACGGAAAGTCACGTCCGTGCTGGACGCGTCGCCGACCCCGCCGCCAATCGGCGTGTAGCCGTACATCTTGGCCGCTGCCAACTGGTACTCAGGGTTGTTGTTCGAGGTCGCCGCGCTCGTTGCCTTGACCTTGACCGAGAACACGGACGAGCCGCTGAAAAGCGGCCAGAGCGTAAGGTCGACCGAGGCCGCCGCGAAGTCCTGGAAGAACGTGCAGGTAATCGTGGCGTCCGCGAATCCGTCCAGGAAGTCCCGGTAGGCAGCCGAGGTAAAGGCCGTGACGTCTACCTCATCCTTGGTCACCTCGACGCTCGCGCTGGAGCAGTGGTCCGAGAGGTTGACATTGTTCACCGTAACGACGGCGTCTTTCATCACAAATTTCGCCATGTGACCAAAATCCCATCCGGGTGGCTGGGGTTTTTACTTGCCTCCGCCGCACCTACGGCGATTGATAGAGCAGCCTGTAGAGCGCGCCAACATGGTGGTATTTCCGCCCGCTCTTGTTCTCTTCAAACGCAACCTCCGACTCGCGGCGCAAATACAACTGCGTTGCGCCGGAGATTGACAGCGCCCCATCGTTGAGGAGTATTCGGAGCCGAGCAGCGATTGCCTCGGCCGTGTCTGCCTGCGGCTCATCATCGACTCCCTTGATGAGCCATACGTCTGTCTCGTAAGCGGCGGTGGCCGCTCCAGCGGTAAGGCGGGCCATCGAGTACGTCGGGATGCCCGCCTCTTGCTGGAGAATTACCATCGGATACGAGGCCTCCGCCGGAGCGACACCGTGATAAATCGAATGAGTAAACCCTGGAGCCGGAGTACCAAGTAATCCGTCCGGTTGACCCTCATGCCACACGAGGCCGCCCACGCCACCATCGCTTGTTAACAAACCATATAGCGCGCGCCGAACTGGGGTGCTCATAGGTTTTGCAACGCCCCGGCTACGAATACGGCGGTCGGGAGCCGATTCTTCTCGGCCGCCGGGATCATAAACGGCCGCGCCGCCGTATCCACCGTTCCGAATTCGACCATATGCGCGTAAGGCGCGCCCTGCTCAGCAGCCCCCGCCCGCGCATCCGCAACCACCCACCATTCGCCGTCTATCTCTAGGGCGTGGATGGAATCGCGCAGCCGCCCTGGGTGCGGGTCGTCCGGAGGCGTACCAACCGGGGCCGCTGATTGAGCATCGCGAACGATCTGCCGAGCCGCCGCCTCGATCCCCTGCGCAGCGCGGATTGGCAGCACGGCCGCTATCTGCGGCAGGCGGCTTTTGAGGATGACCGGCATTACCGCTTGCCGCCCTCCCGCTTCTTAGGCTCGTCTTTGCTCTGCGGCTTACTCAGCACCTCTAGCGCCCCGATGCTGATTAGGAACCCCTCATCGGCCGGGTCCAGATCAGCCGAGAATTCTTGCCCCGGAAACTTGCCGTCCAAGATGACCGAAGTACCGACGTTCTTGTATCGCTTGCTCACGCTACCTGCCTCTCTGTCTTTGGTGGGAGCCGTTTGCCCTTAGCGTCAAATTGGCTGACCCATTCCAAGACGCGCTGCATTCCCTCGTCGATCTCCACCGTCGGCTGCCAGCCGAGCGCGCGCAGCTTCTCAGTAGCTAGCCGCTTTACAACCGTCTGCGCTGACGGCGGGGATACGTCCTCGATTAGCCCGAGCGGCGCGCCGGTCATGGCGCAGGCGCGCTCAGCAATCTCGCGCATAGGCCGGGGGTCGTCGTCGCGGCCGATATTCCAAGCACCGCTCTGGTGGGTCTCAAGCAGCCGCATGATTCCGTCTACGGTATCGCCAATCCAGCACCATGAGCGCTCAGAGCCTCGGTGGACTGGGATTGGCTGGCGCGTCTGAGCCTGCCACAGCATGTTCGGCAGCGCCGCGCGCCCGCGCCCCGGCGGCACGCCTGGTCCATAGGGCATCGAAAAGCGCATGGCGCAGAATTGCTCAGGCGCTAAGTAGAGACGGCAGACCTCCTCGCCCCAGCGCTTAGACAGCCCGTAGATATTGTGGGGCAGCACCAGCGGCCCGTCCTCATAACAGAGCGCCTCGCCCTGGTCGCCGTAAATCTCAGACGTCGACGCGTAATAGAGCCGCGTATCCAGCCCCGCGCAAGCCGTCGCTACAGCCGCCGTCATCTCAGCATTCGAGCGCACGGAATTACGAACGTCGTCCTCGCCAAAGAGGCGGCCTACCTGCGCAGCTAGGTGCACTACGACCGCTGGCCGGAATTCCTCGATGCGCGCAGCGAACGCGCCGGAATGCAAGAGGTCAACGGATTGCTCGGCGCGCCGGTCCAGTACCTGCACGGAATGAGCCTTGCGCCGGAGCGCTGCGACGAGGTGGCTGCCAATGAATCCCGAGCCGCCTGTGACGAGAACCTTCATTCAAACCTCGTATGTCGAAAGGGTGGAAAATGCCCGTGCAGCGGGAAGTGGGCATGCAGGGCCGGGATCATGTGCGCGTCGACGGCCCCCCAGAATTGCCCCTCCCAGGCTTGGTACAAATGAGGCGCTCTGCGGATTGCGTCAGCCGTTATCTTGGTGACGCCTATGGACATGAATAGCTGCGGGCCGGGATAGGCGTGCGTACACCAAGGCTCCGAGCACATGGCCAGCCGGATGAGCGCGCCCGGCGGCGGAATTATGTCGTGCTCAAGCATGATGAAGCCCTCGCCCTCGCGCCAGAGGTCCGCGAGCATCCGGCCATAAGCGTCGTTCGTATCCAGCGAGCGCCACTCGTACTCGACCTCTTGCTCTTGCAGCGCAAATTCGACCGGCCCTGCCGCTCCGTTTATGCGCGGCACTACAACCTTGCTCACCATAGGTGCTTGAATCGCCCCCAATTGCTTAGCACGTAAGGAGGTAGCTGCTCTATCGGCGCTGGCTCTTGCCTGCGCTCCGGCCGCCCGAGCAAGTCGTCTCCGCTCTCGATGCAGCGCTCGATGTATTCGCGGTCGTTGTAGGGGTGCGTATTGAATTGGAGGTGCCCGGCCGCGCCTAGCTTCGTCTGTACTCCCTCGACGCCGCCAAGGTGGCTGAAATGCCAGCCCGCCCCCGGTGGCCTCTCCGGGCCATACAGCCGCGAGCCATCGCCAGCCCAAAGCGCCCCTACATCCTGGTTGTAGGTTCCGAACAATACGTTTACGTCGCCGCCGTAGCTGCCGCGCAAGGTACGCGCGGTAACGAGCCGAGCGCCGCCGGGCCATGTCTCAGGCCAGCGCCAGCGCAGCCCGAGGACGTGCATCGTCAAGCGAGGCGTCGCTACCCCGCCCGCCCGCGCTATCTCCACGAGCGCGTCCCAATGCTGAGGGTCCGGTACCTCATCCAAATCGGAAACCATGACCAGGTCGTCGTCGTCCGCCCGCCCAAGAGCGTCCGAGAGAATCCGCCGCTGGCGCTGCTCGCGCGCCCAGGCATCCTCAGGCGGATCGCTGTCGACGAGATAGGTCAGCTTGCCCAGCCAAGGGGAGAACCGCTTTTTGTTGGGCGGGAAATGGAGCGGCTTAGGCTGCCCCGCATGCGTCAGCCTCGCCTCGCTGAGCACCCATTCATCCGTTACCGCATCAAGCGTCGCTAGCTTGATTTCGAGCAGCTCCAGCTCGTCGCGGAATTGCATTACGTGCCAAGTTGTCACGGGTGGCCTTTCGTCTTAACCAGAGCGTCTTGACGACCTTGTCGG